TGAAGTATAAAGGTTATACCGCTGAATATTGGAACAAAATAGGATTTAAGAACTAATGGCAACAGCACTATTTATAAACAGAACGGACTTAGTTAAAAACTCTATCATTGATGGGAATGTAGATACAGATAAGTTTATACAATTTATTAAGGTCGCACAACAAATCGACATTCAAAACTTGTTAGGCACAGACCTTTACAATAAGATTAGTGCTGATATTGTTGCTGGGTCTTTAGCTGGTAATTATTTAAGCTTAGTAAATACTTATGTACAACCTACTTTGATATGGTTTGCACAAATGAACTACATACCTTTTGCTGCATATCAAATAAAAAATGGTGGTGTGTTTAAGCACAGTAGCGAAACTGCACAGAACGTAGATAAAAACGAAGTAGATTACTTAGTATCTAAGGCGAGAGAATATGCTAACTACTATTCTACAAGATTGGTAGATTACCTTAGTTTTAACGATAACCTTTTTCCAGAGTACAATACAAACACAAACGAGGATATTGACCCAGACACAGACACAACCTTTAAAGGCTGGGTACTATGAGATACAAGGTAAAAGAAACAAACCTTAGTAAACTAAAAAAATATATTCTTGAAACTTTAAAAAAGCAAGAGATAAAAAATAAAAAGAATGAGTAAGCCTACTTTAGCATTAATACCAAGCGGATATAGAACCACAGAGGTTTATTCTGTATTGCCAAGTAATGGTACTGGGGACTTTACTTTTGCAAGGACTGGCGAAGCTACAAGAGTGCGTAAGGATGGGCTTATAGAAACTGTTGCTACAACTGTACCAAGACTTGATTGGTTAAATAGCGATTGCCCTAATTTACTTTTAGAGCCGCAAAGAACAAATATACAAATAAGGTCTGAGGAGTTTGACAATGCAGCTTGGACTAAACAAGCAGATTTAACAGTAACAGCAAACCAAGTTACTGCACCGACTGGGGAACTAACAGCAGATAAAATAAAAAGAGGCTCAACTGTTGGCGCTAACAATTACCTTCAAGACACTGTTTCTAAGTCATCCTCTGCACAGTTAGACGTTTGTACTTCTGTTTTTGTAAAACAAGGCGAGGGCGATTTTTTTGCCTTAAGAATGACTGGTACTTATCCAAATAGAGCAGATGCTATTTTCCAATTTAGCAACACTACTTTAACTACAAGTGTAGCTGGTGCAGATTTTACCGTAACAAGTTCTAAAGTAGAAAACTATGGTAATGGTTGGTATAGGCTTTCTGTTGTTTACAATACAGATGCTGCTGCTACTATTTCAAGTACGTTTAGCCCAAGAGGTACAAGTGGGCAAATAGATGCAACAGACACTTCAACAAGTGCTTTTGTTTATTTATGGGGTTGTCAAGTGGAAGAGGGTGCAAGTTTAACAAGCTATATAGAAACTCCAGCAGATGCAGCGGTAACAAGAAACTTAGAAACTTGTAAAATTGCTGATTTTTCGTCTATGCCATCAAGCTACCCTATAACAGTTTACGGAGAAGTTATACCAAATGAGTTATCTTCTACCAGCTATGCTTTTTCTTTATTAAAGGATGTAGATACAAATGCTAATTATTACTTAGCTTTACTGCTCAGAAATACAAGTACAGTTAAAATTGTAAGACGAGATACCGATACATCTGCATCAAATTCAATATCTCATACTTTATCGGTCGGAACACCTTTTAAGTTTGCGGTTTGTTTTAAAAATGAAACAGATTTTAAATACTCTTTTGATGGTTTAAGTGCTGTTACTGTAACAAGTTCAGACGCTGTTACTTGGGATTATCCAGACGTTCTTTTAGGTGCTTTAAGGTTGTCGGCTGATACTGGTAAAAGAAATCCTATTAAAGAATTTAGATTGTACGACGCGGAATTAACAGACGCAGAATTAAAAGAATTAACTACATAATATGGCAAACGAAATATATCATAGAAGTAATTGGGGAAATGCAGTAAACGACAACGCTTGGGGCGATGTTTATCAAAAGTTTGATGCGACAAATGAAATGTTTATACGCTCAGACAATTACGAGAATAGCAACGAAACAGACAAGCTAATGGCTGCTATAAACCCAAAGCCAAGTATATTACTAACCCCTACTGCATACGATAATGGCTCTTTACATAGTGTTAAGCCAGTTCTAACTCCTTTTGCAGATTTTGACTTTACAAGAGGCACAGCAGCCACACGAGTAAACGAAAAAGGACTTGTAGCAAATGTTACAGACACTAACTTACCAAGAATAGATTATACTGGTGGAACTGGTCAAATTCTTTTAGAGCCACAATCTACTAATTTAGTTACTGATAGTGCTGGGGGTAATTATGGTAACGCACCAGGTTCTGAAATACTAACAACAGCACCAGACGGAACAAATACCGCTGTAAGACCAGTACCAGACAGTACTTCGGACAGATATCAATACACAATTAGTGGTGGTTCTTATGCGACCGATAGTAAACTTACTTACACTTGGTATCGTAAAAGAATAACAACACCTATTGATACATCTCATACTGGAGATTTAAAAATTCAAATTTTAGTTAATTGTACACAAGTTGGAAGCACAACACAAATAGAAACAGATGTAAATGGTTTCGATAGATTTCAAGCGGTTTTTAACATAACAGATGGTTCTGCTGCAACATTAATAAGGGGATATTTTGGGCAGTCAATAGGAGTTGGCAATTCTTCAATAGCTTACTGGGGTCATCAAGTTGAACCTTTAGAGTTTTCAACAAGTTTAATTCTAACAAGCGGAAGCACAAGTACACGTAACGCAGATGTATGTAACAATTCTGGTTCAAGCGATTTAATAAGCTCAACCGAGGGGGTTTTGTATTTAGAAGTCGCGGCTTTAACTTCAATAAATAATTTTCAATCTATTAGTTTATCTGATGGCACAAATCAAAATAACATTAGACTTCTACTCAATAATGCTTTAAATAGAGCTTCATTCCAAGTTAAAGCTGGAAACACGGGTCAAGTGTTTAAAAATATTGATATGACAGATATTACCGATTTTAATAAAATAGCTCTTAAATATAAAGAAAATGATTTTGCTGCTTGGTTAAATGGAGTTGAAGTCGCAACAGATACATCGGGCACAGTCCCAACAATAAATCAACTTAATTTTACTGCTGGTGGTGCTTTTAATAACTTTGAAGGAAAAGTCAAATCCGTTGCAGTATATAAAGAAGCCTTAACAGATGCACAACTAACAGCCTTAACAACATAATTATGAAAATAGGAAAATACGAATTTAAAAACAAAAAAACTGCTGAAGCTAAAATAAAAGCTTTAGGAGTAGATACAGACGAAGATGGGAACGAGTACCCAACACACGGACACGCTATCGTTAAATTAGGACATATTGTTTTAGAGCAAGGCGAATATGACGAAGAGGGCAACGAAACCAAAGCACCAGTATTAAGCGACAAGTATCACTTAGACGTTATGTGGAAGTTAGAAGATACTGTTGATGAAGAGGGTAATATTATAAAAGCAGAACACCCTTACGGTTGGAAATCAAACGCAGTAGGCAATATAGATGGTAACGGTGTACACAGCTTTTATGGTGTGGACTATCAAGAAAATAAAATGTAATGGTTAGAGGTTTAAGATATTTAGCAGACAAAATAGAAATGTTTCAGTTTCACCTTATTGCTAAGTGGAACGCTTTTTTAAAAGGTTTAATGCTATGAGTTTAGAAGATATAAAATTATACATATTTAACATAATTACTTTAGGTGTTAGTTTTACTGCTGTTGAAAATGGTTTGAAGATTGTACTTCTTTTGGCTTCTATTGTTTATACGCTGCAAAAGATATACGGAACTTACAAGAAAAAGAATGAAGCTAACAAAGAACTTTAAGCTTAAAGAGTTTGAGTGCAAAGGCAACCTTGAGGGGTGTTATTGTAGGATGCCAGATGATGTATATAGAAACATCAAACAACTTGCAGAAAACCTACAAATTGTTAGGGATGAATTACAAGAGCCTATAAAAATAAATAGTGCTTATAGGTGTGAAGCTTGGAATGGTATTAATGGCGGTGCATTAAAATCACAACACTTGCAAGGTAAGGCAGCAGACATAGTTGTAAAAAACCTAACACCAGACGAAGTAGCAAACGCACTTGACAAATTACAACAAGGTGGCTTTATAAAATGTGGCGGCTTGGGTAGGTATGACACTTTTACCCACATAGATATTAGAGGCACAGAAGCACGATGGGATAACAGAAAAAACAACAATGCCTAGAAAGAAATTTAAAGATACAACAGTAGGAAAGCTTTTACTTGGTGCTGCAAAGGTTATAAACCCAGCTTTGGGTAATGTGCTTGAGGGTGTTATATCCCCAGGCGAAGCGATTAAAGAAATAACAAAGTCCGACATATCAATAGAGGACAAGATAAAACTTCAGCAATTAATACACGAGCAACAAAACAAAGAAATAGAAGAAACTACTGAGCGATGGGTAAGCGACAACGCCACAGACAGCTACCTTACACGAAATATAAGACCCCTTACACTTGCCTTTTTAACTCTTACACTATTTATATACATAATATTAGACAGTTCTTTAGAAGGCTTTAAAATAGAACCTAATTGGATAGACTTACTTTCTTCACTTTTACTACTTGTTTATGGTGGTTATTTTGGTATGCGTTCTGCTGAAAAAATAACTAAGAACTGGAAAAAGTAAACTAAAATTAATATTCTATTTTTTTTTCTAAAAATTAATTAATAACTTTGAGCTTTTTATTATAAAATTATGGTATGCTTAAATAGATATATATTTAGGTAAACATAAACAGATAAAGAAAGGGAAAAATAAAATACTAAAAAAGTTATAATAAAATAATGACCTATGGGGTCTATTCTAATTTAAGGCTATGCCAAAAAAAACACAAAAATATTGGAAGAATAAGATAGATAAAGTATTCCACGAATACATAAGACGTAGGGATGCAGATAATAATACTGGTAATTGTGGCTGTGTAAGCTGTGGTAAAACGATACATTTTTCTGAAAGTGATGCTGGACACTTTATAAGTAGAAAGTATTTGATTACAAGATATGACGAAAGGAACGTACACGCACAATGTCGTCGGTGCAACCGTTTTGAATACGGTCGGCAATTTGAATACAGCATAGCTTTGGGGCAAGAACTATCACAAGAACTATTACAGACCTCAAGAAGTATGGTAAAGTACACAGATGCAGACTGGCAAGAGATATTTGAAGAATTTAAAGACAAATTAAATGAAATAAAAAAGAAGCAAAACTTTTAGGTTTAGTATATATTAGTTATCTTTGTTTGTATATTCTATATGTTTTTGTTTTTTTCGGCTAACCAGCCCAATTAAGCCACCTTTCTAAAGGTGGTTTTTTTGTTGTTTAAGTGTTTACATTTTGTTTATTAACTTTTTTTTAATAACTTTGGGGAAACTAAAAACAAAG